CGCATGAGCCATCTTCTTGGTAACAAACACATCCCCGAAGAATTCTTCCAGACCTCTCAAGCCGTGCGCCTCAAACTTCTGGCAGGCCTGATTGATAGTGATGGGCACATAAAGAATCACTGTGCAGAAATATCCCAATGTGAAAAGCGGTATGACCTTCTTATGCAAGTTAAGCGTCTCGCAGACAGTCTTGGGTTCAAGACCAGTCAGTTGCGTGAGCATTTTACCTCCTATGAACCTAAAGGGAAAAAGTTCCGGTCCTTCAAGCTCACAATCTCTGGGGACGCAGATCGCATCCCTTGCAAGATTGAGCGGAAGATGTCTGGCCTCAAAGGGCATAAGCGGAACAAGGATTATCGGCGGACCCGGATCAATATTGAACCTATTGGACCCGGCGAATACTTCGGCTTTGAGTTGGATGGGGATCACCTGTTCCTTCTTGGTGATGGGACTGTAACGCATAATAGCCACTCATTCGCAGCGGCCTTGCTGGCCAGAGGGTTCCAGAAGAAGCTCCGCATCCTCTGTTGCCGCGAAATCCAAAAGTCTATTAGCACCTCCGTGAAACAGCTATTAGACGATAAGATTGAGTCCGGTGAGTATGGGGATTTCTACTATTCGACTGATCGGAAAATCGTGGGCAAGAATGGGACTGAGTTCCTGTTCATGGGTCTGCGCACAAACCCTGACAACGTTAAATCGACTGAGGGCATAGACATTGCTTGGGTGGAGGAAGCCAACACAGTTTCCCAAACCAGCCTTGAGCTTCTGATCCCAACGATTCGTAAAGAGAACAAAAAGACCGGGGAGACTTCGGAGCTTTGGTTCTCATGGAACCGCCGATTGGCCACTGATCCGGTGGACAAAATGTTCCTTGGACCCGATGGCCCACCGCCCAATACAATCATGAAGAAAGTCGGCTGGCAGCATAACCCATGGTTCCCTGATGTCTTGAAGACTGAGATGGCTTGGCTCAAATGGCGTGACCGGGACAAGTGGAAGCACGTCTGGGAAGGCGAATTGCTCAAGCGCTCTGAGAACCTTGTGTTCAAGCACTGGAAAGAAGATGACCTAGACCAACTTTTAGGTGCGAACGATGTGCCCCGTTTAGGCGCTGACTGGGGATTCTCTATTGACCCCTCAGTTCTTGTTGAGGCCTACCTGATCGGGGATCGCACCCTATACTTTAAGGATGAGGCGTGGAAAATCGGATGTGAGATTGATGAGCTTCCCAGCCTGTTCGCTGGGGGAGATCGCAGGCAACCGCCCCGCTGGCGTAACACTCACGGGCATAAAGGCATATCGACTGCTCTGAGGAACACCATCCGGGCGGATAGCTCGCGGCCTGACACAATTTCCTACATGCGCCGGATGGGTTTCAATATCATGGGGGCAGTCAAAGGCCCCGGCTCCATCATTGAGGGCGTGGAGTTCATGCAGTCCTTTGACATAGTGGTTCACCCGCGATGCACCCACATCCGGGATGAGCTTGACACATATTCCTACAAGCTGGACCCTCAGACCGATGAAATTCTGCCTGAACTGGCTGACAAGGACAATCACACAATCGATTCGTGCCGTTACGCGCTGGAAGATGTCCGCCGCAATCAGGGGCAACACATCGCGATCTTCGGGGCCGAAGTGATTATTCCCTCGCTCTAATGGGTCGTAACACGTCATATATGGCACCCTATGGGTCGTAACACGTCATATATGGCATGTTATCGTGCGCAGTAAATTGTCCGAAATACTCTGCACATTTCGGACAATTTACTGCGCAGTGAATATTGTGAATTTTGATAACTCGCCGTGAAATATGTTAACTGGGCCTTCTTATGTTCAACAATCAGACTTTTTGTTGCACATGGGGTTGACTTGGCCTTGACCATCTTCTAGGGGTGGAGAGGCAAACACTTAAACTCCAACAGAAGGATGGACCCATGAAGAAGTTTTTATCTCCCTTAATCGTATTGGTGATGTTCACATTACCTGCCCATGCGTGGCCAGTGAAGGCCCTCAATGATACCGTTGCCAGTGCCAATTTCATTGTATCGCGGGGCTGCTCCGGCACCCTGATTTCTCTGGAACATCGGCTCATCCTGACTAACCATCACTGTATCGGCGCGGGTGTGAAGACCCAGAACAAAGAGTTTGTTGACGCCGATGGCGCGATCACCAAAAAGAACATTCAGTTCCTTGTTGATCTGGATGTTGAGCAAAAATCCTATGATGGTCACCGACTTGTTGGCAATTCATCTTACAAAGCTGAAATTGTTGCCCGTTGGAAAACGAGCGATCTGGCGTTACTTCAAATCCGCGCAGACATCCCTAACCCAATTGCGGTTTCGGTATTTGCAGGCGAAGAAGTCCTCCGGGGTGAAAAGGTCTATGTGATTGGCAATCCTCTGGGTCTTGATGCGACTGTGACGGTAGGCGTGGTGTCCAATACGACTCGGATGTTCCGGGTGTCTTGGGCCAATGGCGAAGAAGTCTCGTTCACTCAGATTGATGCAGGTATCTCACCGGGCAACTCCGGCGGCGCTCTGATAAATGACGCTGGCCAACTGATCGGTGTTCCGGCGGCTGGCATTCCGGGCAACACTCAGCTTGGTCTTGCGATCCCCCACTTTCGGGTTCAAGAATTCCTAACGGATAATTGCTACGGGTCTGTCTGGGATGTTGAAGCTGAAAGCTATGAAGACTGCACCGCCGCGAAAGAGGCCAAAGCAGAAGAAGATCAGGAAGATGCTTTCAACTCCGAAGGCCATGGCAGCGGAACGAAACCTATCCCCGCGATCCTGTTTGGCGCTGATGGCCAGCTTGTCACAATGGACAACTTCTAAGCCACCCAACAAAGCCTTGTCCCTAACTGGGGCAAGGCCACCTTTTAAAGAGATAATCAGATGCCCCCGAAGACCCAGATCATTAAAGCTCTGCATGTAGGAACCCCACATCACGGTGATGTCTGGCAGACCACTGTAGGCACTGATTTCAACATGGACTTCTCCCCCTTTAGCTGGAAGGTCAGCAAGTATTGTCGCTGGGAGCCTCATTTCGAACACAATCTACATTTACTGGTGGATAAAAAAGCAACTTATCAATCAATCAAACGCCAATTGGCGAAACTACTGGAAGAAGGAAAATTATAATGGACATCCCAACAACTGTCATCACAGAATCAATTCGAGAGGGCTACGTAAAGACGCTCAAGAGAGAGATCGAACGTCTCACTGAAAACTTGGCCACGGTCGAGTCTGCCTGCTTTAATCTCGCAGACCAACTAGCCCTCTCCCGCGAGAAGCTGGAAAATGTGGATGAGAATTTGGTGAATGCCTGCCATCAGCTTGAAGATCGTGACAACACAATTGCCAACCTGCAAATGGTTGTCGCCAATCAGGACAAAGCCATTGTTGCCCGCGATATGAAGATTTCTGAAATCGGGAAAGAACGTGCAAAATTGGTGCCCTTTGACGATGATCCCGAAGAAGAAGAAGAATGGCTGCCAGATTCTCCGTTTTTTGCTTCAACCCACACCGAAGAAAAAGAAACACTATGTATCGACGGTAACTGTGGGATGGATCAGGGGATTGCAAAGTGATGACCGATCAAGTTTTCAAATACACTTTGCGACTTGGCGCAAACTTCATTGACATGCCGGATGGTGCGGAGATTCTTTCCGTAGGCATCCAAGAAGGCCAGTCGGTGGTTTGGGCACCGGTCACTTCTGAAAATTACACAGTGTTCCGTGAAATCCTTGTTGCCCATACTGGCGTTTTCTTGCCAGATACTGTAGGCAGATTTCTCGGAACCATCCAAGACAATGTTGACTTGGTGTATCACGCATTTGAGGTAGAATGATGAGCAATTATATGGAAGGGGCATGGAACCCCGAAGTGGATGAAATCCAGCCCGCAATGTGGATTGATGATTTCTTTGGCAAACACCGCTATGGCGTCTGCTTTGACATCAATGATTCCAAGGCCAAAGTTTACACCCCGGAGGAGGTCAGCATCCCGATTGATCGAATCTTTGTTCGCGCAGCCCGGAAGCCTAAACGCCTTTCGATTGGGGGCCGCTGATGAACATCCTTGAACTCCGCGCGGCGCTGACCCGCACCAATCCCCTAACGGACAAGCCTGTGGAGCATATCTATCTGACTATCCCCCGGAAGACGCTTCCCAAGGGGGAAAAGGTGCAATTCGCTGGCCCCGGAAGCCCTTTAGGGAATTACATGACCGTCAAGGAAGTGGAGGGTGGAGGTTACGAGGTGGTAGCAGTATTCAAGACAAAAGAGATCACCGCTTATCTGGATAAACATCTGGGTTGAATTACCTTACTTACTCTTATCCCTTGCCAATAATAGTGCTATGGCATAGGGGACACATAGCACTTGGGGCGGGATGTTGCCCCGTTGGGATGAGGTTTCACAAATAATGGCTAATTTTCTTTCTGGACTTTTTAATCGCGGTTCCGTTGCACCAGAATCTACTGCGGGGGTTCCGGGCGCTGCGGTATATGGTGGATACGTCCACGAAAACGAAAAAGAGTCGGTGTTGGCAGGCACTGAAAAGTATAAAACTTTCAGTCAAATTCTGGCCAACACAAGCATTGCCGCAGCGGGCACCCGCTACTTCCTGAACCTCGCGTCAAAGGCCAAATGGAAATTTGTCCAGAGCGAGTCGGACACCGATGGTAAATTTGCAGAGTTGGCAGAGAAGATGCTGACCTCAGACCCCCGGACGCCTTGGCACCGGATTATTCGCCGCGCGGCGATGTATCGCTTCTATGGTTTCAGTATCCAAGAGTGGACTGCCAAGCGGGATGAAGAAGGCAACATCACTTTTGCTGATGTTGCGCCCCGCCCCCAAGTTACGATTGAACGCTGGGATGTGCAGACCGATGGTCTTGTGATGGGCGTTGGCCAGATTGACCCCCAGACCATGAAAGAGATTTACCTCCCCCGCGAGAAGCTGGTTTACATGGTGGATGACACCCTGTCTGACAGCCCTATGGGTCTCGGATTATTCCGCCACATTGTGAACTCCACAAACCGTCTGGCCCTCTATGAGCAGGTTGAAGGCATTGGTCTTCAAACCGATCTGCGCGGAATTCCAGTTGGCCGGGGGCCTTTCTCTGAGATGGCCAAACAGGTTGAGTCTGGCAAGATCACATTGGCCCAACGCATTGCCGCTGAGAAGCCTTTGCGCGATCTGGTGGACAACCACGTCAAATCCGCCAAGACCGGGATGCTATTGGACAGTGTGACCTATTCTACCTCTGATGAGAAGGGCACCCCCAGCGCTATGCGCCAGTGGGAGATAGAACTGCTCAGAGGTGGCTCCACGGGCTTCCATGACGTTGCGGTGGCCATTGAGCGCCTAAACCGCGAGATCGCCCGGACGCTTGGCGTTGAGGGCTTGCTGCTTGGCGGTGACGGGCGCGGTTCCCATGCTCTGAGCAAAGATAAGACACAGAACTTCTTCCTTGTCGTGGATAGCACTCTGATGGAGTTGCGCTCGACTATCGAAGATGATCTGCTCACCCGCATATGGGAGCTTAATGGCTTCCCACCAGAGATGATGCCCAGCCTTGAGATTGAGGCCGTGCGCTATAACGATGTTGAAGCCATCACGTCCGCTCTGTCAGATATGGCAAGCGCCGGGGCCATACTTGCGCCGGATGACCCAGTGATCGCAGAAGTTCGCAATAGGCTTGGGGTTCCGATTGGTGATTCTGCGGCTATGGAAACTGAGATTTCTCTGGGGGATGACAAAGATGACACTTAGCACAATCACAATCAGCGGCAATGGCTATGTGTCATGTGCCTCTGTGGCCGAAGCTGATATTTACCTTGCTGTTGATCCGGTTCGCGCAGCCACATGGACTGTTTTATCCACTGATGAAAAAGGCGGCTTCCTTGTTGCTGCCACGCGGAAACTCAACGCCCTAACATGGGCTGGTGCGAAGACCGGGGGCGCAGCGCAAGTTGACGCTTGGCCGCGAACAGGCGTCACATATTCTGCTGGCACTGCGGTATCCACATCTGAGGTTCCGCAAGAGGTAGAAGACGCAACTTGCCTTCTGGCTGGGTCCATCGCAATCACCCCTGCTTCCTCAGACGCTGGAACCAGTGGCAGCAACACCAAGAAGCTCAAAGCAGGATCAGCGGAGATTGAATTCTACACGACTGTTGATGGTGTGGTGATGCAAGATGAGACTGCCTACAAATTGGTCATCCAATTCCTTGAGTCTTCTCAGGGCGGAACCTCTGTGGGCAATTTCCTCAGTGAAGACACCAATGTTGAAAGTGCTTTCAGCGATCAGACATGGCCCGGACTGACTGCAGCCTTCCCATAAAGGAACACCCATGCCTAATTTATTTGGAATTGACATCGCGGGCGAGATCGCCAAGGGCTTTGCCGCAAGTGGCGGTCTGGTTGCTGGCACCCTGATAAAATACACCGATGGCGTCCCTACGGGGAACCTGACTGATCGGCCAACCAAAACTCCGGTCAACTCCACCTTCCAAGGTTTCCTTGAGATGGGTGAGCGCAAGATCGTGGATCAGGTCACAACCGTTGGGGACTTTGTGTCCATACTGGGAGCAAGCGTTTCCCCGGTGGCGGTTCCAGCGGTTGGCGATGGTGTGACCATTGAGGGCACTGCATTTGAGATCAAGAAAGTTGTCTCTCGCGATCCTGCGGCGGCGATGTATGTTGTTCAGGTATAAATCCAATGGTGATGATTGCAGGCGAATATGACTATCCAGCACTTCGGATAACGAGACTGATTGCTCATCAAGAGCCAATCTTCGCGGCTGCATTCCAATTGGCGATCCAGAACATCACCAACCAGCACACGCTGGAAGAACTGGCGAACCTGCTTGCGGCGGGCCGATTTGAGGAAGCTCTATCTGGCCTGAAAGCCGCTGGCGAGGTTATGGCCAACCAATCAGGCCGGGCACTGATCTCCGCCGGGGATCAGGCGGCAGTCTTCATGTCCACCGCGTCCAGCGTTACGATCCTGTTCAATGTTGTGAACCAGCGGGCCGTTGATGCCATGGCGCAGAACAGTTTCAGGATGATTGAGGATTTCACTGCCACTCAGAGGGCAGCAACTCGCGCAGCCCTGACCGAAGGGATAGCCAGAGGGTTGAACCCGCATGAGCAGGCCCGGATGTTCAGAGACAGTATTGGCTTATCGCCCCGTCAAGTCGCAGCGACAAACAGCTACCGATTGGCCCTTGAGCGCAACAGCGCTGCGGCCCTGTCCCGCGCCCTGCGAGATGGGCGATCAGACAGGTCTGTCCGAAACGCGATCCGAACTGGGAACCCTCTGGATCAGGCGCGAATTGATACGATGGTTGAGCGCTACCGCCAGAACCAATTGGCTTACCGGGCGAAGATGATTGCCAGAACTGAATCTCTGCAAGCAGTGAATCAGGGCACCGAAATCATGTTTGAGCAGGCGATTGAGGCGGGGGACATTGAGCCTCACCAGCTTCTCAGAACTTGGAACACAGCACGGGATGAGCGGGTGCGCGGAGAACATGCGGGCCTCAACAGCGTGTCCCATCCGCACGGCACTCCATGGACAAATCGCCTTGGGATATTGCGTTTCCCCGGTGACCCATTGGCCGTTGCGCAGAATCGAATTCAGTGCCGATGTGCAATCTCAACCAGAATGATTATCCTTTAGGTAATTCAGTTTATTTGTTTACAACCGAATCTGGAACTGGTAGCGGTGCCCTAAATAGCAATCGTGGGTGGGCTATGTCAGACAATACAACATTCAAGACTGAATCTGATCTTCAAATCATTGGGGGTTGGCTTTCGGTGTTAAAAGTAGACGGTGAAGATGTCTATGACAGTGATAATGAGGTCATTGACATCGCATCCTACCGGAAAGCTTTTGTTGAATTTTCGACTGATTACTGCTCCGAAAACCTTGACCACGTTGGCCAAGAGCGCGGAACTCTGGTTGACAATATCCTGATTGAATCAGTGGATTTTGCGAAGATGCTGGTTTACGAAATCACAGGCATCCCCCTTGCAGATATTCCGGTCCAAAAGCTGGGCCACTTCGCTTCCTTCCAAATCCATGAGAAGGAAGATTATGACAACGCCGTGGCGTCCCTACAGGGAACCTGACTGATCGGCCAACCAAAACTCCGGTCAACTCCACCTTCCAAGGTTTCCTTGAGATGGGTGAGCGCAAGATCGTGGATCAGGTCACAACCGTTGGGGACTTTTAGGTAACTCAGGTAATTCAGTTTATTTGTTTACAACCGAATCGGGAACTGGTAGCGGTGCCCTAAATAGCAATCGTGGGTGGGCCATGTCAGACAATACAACATTCAAGACTGAATCTGATCTTCAAATCATTGGGGGTTGGTTTTCGGTGTTCAAAGTAGACGGTGAAGATGTCTATGACAGTGATAATGAGGTCATTGACATCGCATCCTACCGGAAAGCTTTTGTTGAATTTTCGACTGATTACCGCTCCGCAAACTTTGACCACGTTGGCCAAGAGCGCGGAACTCTGGTTGACAATATCCTGATTGAATCAGTGGATTTTGCGAAGATGCTGGTCCACGAAATCACAGGCATCCCCCTTAAAGATATTCCGGTCCAAAAGCTGGGCCACTTCGGTTCCTTCCAAATCCATGAGAAGGAAGATTATGACAACGCCGTGGCAAACAAGCTGATGTTCTCAATTGAGGGCCGATGCCGCCGCGAAGAAATTGGAGAATAACATGGTTGATGGTGTCAAAAAGCTCACCCCTTTCACTGATGGCTCACCGCGCAAGGTGTTCATGGGCAAAATCACCGCCGTTGCGCTGACAGGCGCGGGCGCGAACCCAGAAGCTAATGTGACATTCTTCAAATCGAAGGATAAAGACAAGGCAGAGGCCTTGGCGAAATTCGGAGGGGACTTAGTTGACTTACTTACCTCTGCAAACGATGACCACCAGCACGGCATTGAAGTCCGCCGGGACAGTGATGGCGTCCGCATGGTGGTCCATTATGCCACCTCTGGCACTGGTGAAGAATATTCCCACGATCATATGGTCATTATGGACGCGGATGGCACTTTCACGATGAGTGAAAATCATGGCCATACGCATGAACTAGATCAATCCCGCCTGACCGAAATCCTCTTGAGGACTTTGGTGAAAGCGGGCTTGGTTACCGAAGAAGGTGATCTTGCCAGCCTTCTGAAAGCAAGTGATGGCAAGTTACCTGTCGGACTCTCCGGCAACATTGTATTCGGAAAAACGGAGGAACTACCTATGACCGAAGCAGAAAAAGTGGCTCACAAGGCCGTAACGGACGCGCTCGAAGCAAAGTTGGCCAAGGCCAATTCTATTGGCGCAATGACTGATGCCGCAAAAGCGCATTACACTTCCCTGTCTGGCGATGAGGCCGATGCCTTTCTCGCGAAGACTGCAGATGAGCAAGCAGCTATCGTTTCTGATCTGGCCAAAGCCAGCACAGACGCTGACCCAGTTGTTTTCAAATCGGCTTCGGGCGAAGAATTCCGCAAGTCGGATGACCCACGTTTGGTCACTATGGCCAAAGAGCGCGATGCAGACCGCAAGGAACACATCGCCATGAAGGTCAAGTCTGAAAATGACGCTCTGGCAAAACGCGCAACTGTTGAACTGCCCAACATGGCAGGCACGGTTGAAGTTCGCGCCGCGATCCTCAAGTCTGTGGATAGCATTGCTGATGAGACTCTTCGCAAAGCTGCGCATGACGCTCTGAAAGCTCAGAACGCCAAGATGGCTGGTGCCTTCAAAACTGTTGGTGTTGGTTCCTTACCGGGCGCTGATGACGAGCAGGTAACTGAAAAGTCTGGCGCAGAAGCCAAGCTTGATGAGCTTGCCAAAGCCCATGTTGCCGCCAATGAGGGCGTCAATTATTTCGATGCGTATGACGTTGTGTCAAATGCGAACCCTGATCTGTTGGCCAAAGCTTACGGCTAATCCACGATTGATCAAAACTTAAAAAAGGGAGACATACCATGTCTTTTGAATCAACCGCAGCCCTAACAATGGTCCCAGTATCAGCGGCTGTAAACCAATATCGCTTCATGGCCTTAACAGCCGGTGAAGTTGATGAAGCCCTCGCGGGTGTTGATATCGTTGGCGTATCCTTGGAAGCCTCTGCGGCTTCTGAGCAGACACCAATTTCCATGGCGATGATGAATGGTGCGAAATGCACAATCACCGCTGGTGCAGCATTTGCTGCGGGCGCAAGCCTTGAATCAGACGCAACTGGCCGGGCGGTTTCCGCTGCGGGCAATGAGTCTGTTGTAGCCTACGCTCTGGAAGCCGCTGGCGGGGCTGGTGACCAAGTGACCATCATGCTTGTTAAAGCTGGTGCATCTTCCAAGCCTGCCACGCATTGGATCGTCGCCGCTGGATCGTTCACTACCGTTGGTGGTGATGCCGCTGAGATCATCACACCACTCACTGGTGTTTTGGCAACTGACATCGCCTTTGTGCAACTGCACACTGAGGGCGCTACACCAGTCACTGTTGATGCGGCTGCTGCGGGCACTGGGGACATTGATGTCACCATGTCGGCTGACCCTTCAACGGATCACGTCCTGTCTTATCAGGTTCTCCGCGCGGTATAATCCACGCACTCGCAACTGATGGTTAATTGAAAGGAAATCTCATGCCCATCGTTTCAAATCCAACAGCGGGTGACGTTCATGTCAATACGCCGCTAACCAACTTCTCGCAGAAGTTCCTGCAATCCGCAGATGCTTTTGTTGCGGGTCGTGCATTCCCTAACATTGGCGTATCCAAGCAGAGTGATCTGTATTACACCTTTGACAAAGACGACTTCATGCGTGATGAAGCGGCTGAACGTGCTGATGGCGCGGAATCAGAAGGCGGTGGTTTCACCCTGTCAACTGACCCATACTATGCTCGCGTCTACGCCTATCACAAAGACGTGACAGATCGTCAACGTGCTAACCAAGATTCTCCAATCCAGTTGGATCAATCTTCGGCTCAGTTCGTCACTCAGAAGCTGCTCATCAAACGTGAGACGCAATTTGTGACTGATCTGTTCAGCACTGGTCTTTGGACTGGGGACACAAACACAAATTGGTCCGCGTCTGCTTCTGACCCAATTGGGGAAGTTCGCACCGCGATCCAGACTGTTCACCTTGCAACCGGATACCGTCCCAACAAAATGCTGATTAGCCGCACTGGCTATGACACTCTGTTGGACAATGACGAAATCCTGTCACGCATTACAGGCGGCGCTACTACAGCGATCCCTGCAAAAGTTATGCGCAGCTTGCTGGCGTCTCTGTTTGAACTTGACCAAATCTTTGTGATGGACTCAGTTTCAAACACCAACAAGAAGGGCAACGCGACACAGACCAAAACTTGGATCGGTGGCGATAACTGCCTGATTTACTACGCGCCAGACTCTGCGGGCTTGAATGAGCCAACAGCGGGTGTGCAGTTCTCTTGGACTGGTTTGCTGGGTAACACTGGTGACGGTATGCGGATGAAGAAAATCCGGGCCGATCTTGTTGGCGCTGACCGGATCGAAGGCGAGATGGCCTTTGACCACAAGCTGACAGGCCCCGAACTGGGGTATATGTATACTTCGGTGTCCTCTGCCTAATCGCACTGGATAATGAATAACCAAGGGGGTTGGGTTCGCCCTGCCCCCTTTTTCACATCCCAAAAGCATAAGGAAATCAACTCATGGGACGTAAAGTATTAGGACGCGGAATTTTTCGTCGGAAAGACAAACATACTGTTGTCCGCCGGATCAAGCTAAACGCAACAGAATTCATTGAACCGGGCACCAAAATTGAGGATGGCCAGTTTCGCCCTCACCAGTTGAAGTCGTGGTTCCAACGCCGCCGCATTGGCGTTACAGGCTCCGCTTGGACAATCGCTATGCTTGAATCTGTGGGCGAAGGCCCCGGCAAGTCTCGCCCAGAGGTAACGGGCGCTGCGCTGTTCACTGATGTGGAGCCAGCGGAATTCGAGTATGAGTTCCAGCCCCTCGCCCCAGACGCCCCAGTGGCTCCGGGTGAGACCTCAGAGGCCCCAGTTGCACCAGAAGAGACCTCAGAGGCCCCAGTTGCACCAGAAGCCATTGTGGCTGATGAGGTAACTGAGGAAACGGCTGATGACGATGACTCTTGGCTTGAAGCCGTTGATGAAGACGTTGTTCCAGACGCTTGGTCCGAAGCGCCTGTCAAGCAGGGCAAGAAGTGGACAGTCAAAGGCACTGGCCGCAAATTCACCAGCAAAGTCAAAGCTGAACAATTCATCGCTCGCCAAATCGAAGGCGAAGTCAAAGAAGGGGAGGCAGGATAATGCGCGCAGAAGCTTTAGTCTTACCGCCAGAGGATTTCACCCTAATCGCCACAGGGACAGTCGCAACTACAACAGCCTGCCCCACAGGTTGTCGGGGACTGGTCATTGGTGTTGCAGGCACAATTAACTTCACAATGAAGAATGGCACCGCCAAGACGGGGATGGTTGTCCCCGCTGGGGTGTTCCCCGGCTTCTTTCAGAGCATTGAGTCCAGCACTGCCACAGGCATCTGGGCCATCACCTAATGGCCCATCAACTGATGGGCCATCACCTAATGGCCCATCAGTTGATGCTGAAAATCAGAGAGACATTCGACAAAGTTGCAGTATCGTATATGGCTTGACGTGTTCTGCATGTTTGTTTATCCTTTAAAGTAAGAAGTATTGAAAATAATGGAACGCTACGCGCGTCTGTCGCGCGGCTACGGTTTGGAGTTAGGCCTTGAATAGAGCACTGAGACTAGCCGAAACCAAAAGTGATTACCTGAACTTCCTGAATGCCCAAAAGCTACCCACCAATAAGCTCGGCTTGCACTATGCGTCTGTGTTTTGTGGAGGGGGAGGATTGGATTTAGGTTTCTCACTAGCGGGAATGTCACCAGCGTTTTCAAGCGATTTAGTTTCGTGCTACTGTGATACGCTTTCCGAAAATTTGGGTGGAAAACATCACGTTGTAGAGGCACATGATATTTCTAAGCTGTCCGGCTCATATGTCGAAGATGTGACAGCAAAAAAAATCGATGTAGTGATTGGTGGCCCGCCATGTCAGTCCTTTAGCATTCTTGGATCGCGAGGGTCGACGGGAGACCCTCGTGGTCAGTTGGTTTTTGACTACGCGAGATTTATTCGTGAGCTGTCGCCGCAAGTGTTTTTGTTTGAGAATGTGCCGGGCATAATGACCTTGAACAAAGGCGAAGATTGGCAGCTTATAGTTGACTGTTTCAAAAAAGAAACTGGGTTTCACCTTAAAATTTGCAAGCTAAATGCCGCTGACTTTGGCGTTCCACAGTTCCGTCAACGTGTTCTGTTAATTGGCTTTAAAGATAGGGATGCCGCCAACAAGTTCACATGGCCCAAGCCAACCCATGGTCAAGACCAAACCGAGGGATTGCGCCCATACCGAATCTCGGTCGAAGCTTTGCAACAGGTGGATGGAGTTGCCAATCACGTTCTCAGAAAACACTCTCAACGAGTGATGGATCGATATAGCTTGGTCCAACCGGGGGGGCGTGATCGAAAGGACCATACGGATAGAATACATCCGGAACGCCCATCGGGTGCTGTGCTTGTAGGGTCTGGCGCAGGCGGAGGTCGGCCATTCATTCATCCAACAGAGCATAGGCATATTACAGTGCGAGAGGCTGCAAGATTGCAGTCTTTTCCCGACTGGTGGGTCTTTTCTGGAGGTCCAACAGCAGCTTATCGGCAAGTTGGCAATGCGGTGCCACCGTTGATGGCGAAAGCTGTTGCGAAGGAAATTTCGAGGGCGCTGCTCTAAGATGCTAATCTGGGCCATCACCTAATGGCCCA